CCGAGCGGCCACGCTGTTCACCGCGTTGATCATCTGGTTTACGGCGCCCAGGAATCCGTTGATCACGTTCGCGCCGAACTGGAGCACGCTGCGCAGCACGTTCTTAATGGCGCCGGCAGCGGCCTCAAACGGCGCCACCAACGCACCGGCAACGCTGCCGATTGACTTGTTCACCCAGTCCCACACGGCACGGATGCCGGTCTGGATGGTGTTGTTGATGGTGCCTACGGCGCTGATGACGGTTTCAATTATCTTTTTAAACGTGTCTTGTATTGATTTATTGATGCCATCTACGACTCCGTAAATTTGATCTCGAAACAGGAAGATCGCAACACCAGCGGCCACCAAAAGCACGGGCCATGAGATCAGGAACGCAGCTATAGCCCCCAGCCCGACCGTAATCGCCGTCCACGCGCCAGTGCCAGCCAACAGCTGAATCACGCCGGCAAAGCCAGCCAGTGGCAGCGCAAGAGCACCCAGCGCACCAACCAGGACCAGCAGGCCGCCAGCCACCGCCTTGACGGGCTCAGGCAGTCCGTTGAAGGCTCGAAGCAACCCGGTTAGCAGCTGGATCGCAGGAGTCAGAAGCGGCAGCAGCCCTTCACCCAGCTCCATTCTCAGATCAGCCATGGCGGCGGTGAACTGCTGCATCGCCGTGGGAGGCGGGGGCTGGATCTGCTCCAGTTTCTTCATAGCCAAAACGATGATGTCAGTAGTGATCACTCCGTCGGCGCCCAACTGCTTAAGCTCCCCAACTGTTACCCTGGTGCTAGCCACAAGGTTGGCCAGAGTCGTAGCAGTTGCCTGCTTGTTGGCCTCAATATCTGCTTTCAGCTTTGCTTCAAGCGTCGCCTTCTGTCGCTCCATTGAAGCCTTTACCGCGTCCTCTTCATTCTTCTGCGCTGTTTGCAATGCCTCTTGTTCAATCTGCCTTGCGTCGCGGTTTATTCTTGACAGCTCTTTGTTTCGAGCATCGTTTTTGTCTCTGACTACAGTTGTTTCGTTATCTTGTCTGTTTTCAATAATTTTAAGGGCTTCGGTTTTTTCGTCTTCAAGTGCTCGAAGTGCGTTAGTTTTTTGAGTTTCGTTTAATACTTTGTCGTTTTGAATGGCTTTTTGCCGATCTTCAAAACGTCGATCCATTGCCTTGCGCTCAGCTTCGTATTTTTCATTGATGCCATCAATAATTGCATCTATTTCTCGGTCATTATTGCTGCGTGTCAAATCGTCTTGATCTTGGTATCGATCTTCCATTATTTGCTGCTGCTTCCTATATCGCTTGTCAATCTCACTAAGGTGCTTATCCGTTTCACCTCTTAGCGCTTCAATTCTTAAGGCAGCCTGTTCTTTCAGGATCTCAGTCTGCCGTTTCTCGCCTTCCTTGGTTTGCTTAATCAGCACATCGGCCTTCTCTTTGCTGATCTGCTCCAGTCCCTTGCTGCGGGCAATGTCGTTGAACACGTCAACAATGGCGCGGCCGATCGCCGGCATCCTTTCCATTAGAGAGCGCAGTTCGTCGCCCTGCAGCTTGCCGGATCCCATGGCCTGGCCAAGCTGCAGAAACGCTTCCTTGGCGTCGCTGGTGCTGAGTCCGGAGGCTTTGGCAGCATTGTTGACGCCAGTGAATGTTGACTGAATGTCAGCTAGGCCGATCCCTAGCGGCCTGAGCCTGCCGTAAAGATCCGCAACGCCTTCAGACGCCTCAATACTGCTAAGGCCGTACCGCTTGGCTGAATCTGCCGCCAGCTTGGTCACCGCTGCAGTTTCGTTGAACTGCCCGGCCAGGTTCTTGATTCTTGTGCCAATCAAGCCGGACTTCTCGCCGGCCTCCAGGGTTGACTTGGCAAAGTCGCCCATGCGGCGGGCTAAGTCAGCGGCTCCAACCGCTGCAAACGCAGCGCCCATCAGCTTGCCGGCTTTGGTCAGCCGTGTTGCGGCCTCCTCTGATCCGGTGAGCTTTTTTGTTAACTGCTCGATGGAATCCGCGCCCGAGACGCGGGTTGTGATCCTGAGCAACGCGTCCATGTTGGCGGCCATCAGCGCTTTGCTCCTTGAATCAGGATCTCGGCTTCGATCACCTGCACGTCCTCCACGGCCTGGCTCAGGTTGTCGACCTGGTACAGGCTACCCATGGCGAGCATGGCGCCATAGTCCAGCCCGGCGCGGCCATTCATGCCGATGCGCCACTGCGTCTGACAGCGGATGAACAGGCGGACTGCCTCCCAGTTCTCCGGCCACACCTCGAAGTGTTCGGGCTCGGTCAGCTCTGGCGGCAGCTCAAGGTCCCACGCTGCTGCCGATTCCTGCAGGTCATCGGTGCTCCCAGCGCCGCTCAGCCAATGCCGCGCGGCGCCTTGGAGTTTCCCCGCTTGGCTCCCTGCAGGCTTTCGGCCCAAGAGTTGCAGACCGCAATCGCAACGCCTTGGATCTGCAGCAGCTTCTCCATTGCTGACGGCGTGAAGTCCACGGACTCGCCATCGTCATCTGTCACGCCAGACCAGCCCACAAGCACTTCGGCGGCCACGGCGCGAGAGTTAACGTGCTCCAGGTCCGGGTCGTCTTGGCCAATCTCCAGCAGTCGCTGCCGCTTGGCCAGCTGTTGCGTGAGCTCTTCAATCCGATCCTGACGCAGAAAGGCAAATTGAGCAGTGAAGCTATAACGCGTGCCGGCTAGCTCGCCGGCTACGGGCCAGGGGTAGCTGGTGGCGGTGGAGAGCTTGAAGCCCATGGGGTGATGCCGTGGTGGTGTTGATCAGAATCGCCAGCCTGAGCCGCTGGGCTCAGGTGAAGGCCAGGCTCAGCTCGTCGCTGCTGCCGGCGGTGTGGAGCGCCACAAACGGGATCTCCAGGCCAGCAAGGCCGCGAATATCGGCGACCTGAGGCGGGCCAAAGTTCACGGTGGGCAGGCTCACCGCCAGGCGGTTGCCGGCCACGGTGCCATGGGTGAAGCTGATCCCGCCGGTGGTGCCGGCGATGGCCTGGGCATAGAAATCTTTCGTGCTCAGAGCGTCCGGCCGCTCGATGGTGATGGAGCCCTCCACCATGCGATCGGTGATGCGCACCGCCTTGGTGCAGCCGGCATGATCAAAAAACTCGACCTGGTTGCCCATTGACAGGCTGAACGCCGACACACAAGCCGACAGGCCGGCAACCGTGACCGTGGCGGTGTTGGCGGAATCAAACGCCACCGGGGCGGCCTGGTTGCTGTAGGTGGGGGTCGGGAAGGCCACGTCTGTGGGGGCTTGATAAATGCCCTGGACGTTGAAGCTGAACCTGGGGATCTGCCCAGCCTCGAAGCTCAGATCGAACGTGCCCCGGGCGCCCAGGCCCTGGTGCTTGTTGCCGTCCCAGTTGTGATAGAGCTCGCAGCTGTCGGGCGTGGTGCTGATCGGCGCGTAGGTCACCGACGTGCTGGCCACGATGGTGGAGTTGAATCCGCAAGACAGCAGCAGCGGGTCGTACTTCGGTGCGGTGCCAGCGGTGCCGGAGCCTGCCGCTTCCACATCGAACTGAAGCCCCATCTTGCGCATGGCGATGATCCGCGAGCGCACCCGGCCAAAGCTGCTGTCGATGATCTCGCGCTCAAGCAGATCACCATCAAGCGGGGTGAGCTGTGGATTCAGCACCAGCAGGGCATTAGTCCCGGTTGCGCTGCCCGCCTCCGCGTAGCTCACTTCCTTTCGCACCATCAGGATCTGGCGCCGGGTCGTTGCCATTGGTCTCTACCTCAGGGGATTCAGCGGGGGATTGATTGACCCATTCCCCATCCACCAGCAGGAAGCTGCCGGCAGTGGTGGGCCTGGGCGGGAGCGGCTTGGTGGCCATCAGGTTGTGAGGTCCGAAAGGGAACTCCTGTACCGCACAGCGTAGGAACTGCTCAGGATCCCGATCTCGCCAGACTCAGCCTGCCATTCCCGACTCTGGGGATAGGCGTGGATTACGTCCAGGCCGGTGAAGGTGGCCGCAATCAGGCGGCTGTGCATGTCCACCCGGATCGGGTCGGCCAGGGTGCTGAGCAATGCGCCGCTGATCAGGATGTCGATGGACACCACTAGGTCGGTGTTGATCGGTCCGGTGGTCGGCACCTCGTCGCTTTCGCTGAGCGGCTCGATAACGATGCAGGGCATCTCATTGCGGGCCACCGCTTCCCAGCGATCCCGAAACACCCGGGAGCTAATGCCAGCCGTGGGGGCCAGGGCTGTGGCGATGGCCGCCAGGATCTGTTCGCTCTTGCTCAGTGTCATGGCCTTGGCTCCTCAGGGATGGCATTAGATCGGCGGCGCCGGCCGGGCAGGAAGCGGTTCACGGCACCTTGGATGGGGCTGGGCACCAACACACCTAGTGCCCAATTCCAGCGGCTCTCGCAGGCCACCCAGGGACTCGGTGCTCTGTATTCACAGACCCCGATGTAGCCGGCCAACATGGCAGCAGTAACCCAGCTCATAACTTCCCCGCACGCAAGCGGTCTTCGTGGTCGTCGAGGGTGTTTTTGTGATGCGCCAGGATCTCCAAGATTTTACCTTCAAAGTTGCCTAGCCCCTTCGAGATTGCCCAGAGCGCCTTCACCCCAGAAGCTGCCGTAGTAAGTGCTGTCAAGCCCACGGCAATGGCTGCGATTGTTTCGGCGACACCCATCGATCCGGCTGGTCTTTCTATAGGTTAGGGAGCCTTGCCCGTCTTCCCCGGCGGCCTTGGTGGCTTGGGGCGCTTCTGCCGGATCGTGGCAACCATGGGCCTGAGCCGCACCTTCCCGGCAGGGGTGCGAGCAGC